TGATAATCCATAATTATTAATGTCTCGGTAGAAATCTTATTTCCAATACAAAGTCGTAAAACTTTTGGATGATTACCATTAGTATCAACAAAAGCATTGTTGGGTTCAATATTGTCCATATCACAAGCAGTAGATATTCTACCCAAATCTTCTTTGAAGTGATAATTTCTTGATTCTTTTCTTTTTTTATATTGCAAATATCTTTCATGTGATTCCCTTTCTAATAATTTACCAGACCATACTTTTGTATCTTTGACAAAGTTTGCAACAAGAAAGTCTTCGATTTCATCTTGTTTATATTTAACACTAAGTTTATGAAATTGGTATTTATCATTCTTTTTAGTAAATGTCTCTAGCTTACAATGTACATGTCCTGAGGTTGTAAAATAATCATAATCATCTTTCTCAAAATGTAATTTAAGTGCCAAGTATTTTCTGTAAACATAAAAACCATCATAATTCACAATGGTAGTTTACCTGTCTTTTCAATTAAATTTAAATCTTGTGCCTCTAGAGCAATTTTTTCTTTGAGAGGTTTTGATATGAGTTTACCCACATCTAATGGGTCTATGGTGTTTTCTTCACAAAATTTTAGAATTGCATCCATATAAGATATGTCTGGATGATTTCTTTTCAATTCTTCAATTTTTAAACTAAATTGTTTTGAGTTCATAATATATTCCTACTATTAAAAATCTTGGGTCTATTTTTGTGTGCCAGGCTGACCAAACCCCGCCATACCAACTACTACAGGTCTACGACCTAGATATGACTAATTTACTTGTAATTCCTTTTCAGCATGTTTATAAAACATGTCTATGGATTCAACTAATGTATCCATATAATCTTTTGGTTCTTTTACAAAAGCTGTCATTGTTCCATCTTCAGCTGCAATCAGAACTACAATCTGTTCTATTTTTTCATCAAATGTTTCTTCATACATTTTAGAGTATGCTGTACATTGTAAAAAATAGTTCTCCACCCAATCTTCTATTCGTTCTTTATTGGATGATTTAAAGTCTATAACGGATAACTTGCCGTTATATTCTGCCACACAATCTACTTGTCCTGCAATTGTCAATTCAGGACTATACATAATTTTTTCTAGTAATCTTATATTATTAATTTGGTCTAAGTAAGGCTTCATCAATCTGAATAATCCTAATGGCAACACATCTCTTATTGATGGTGTATCATTACCTAGATATTGTTCTACTAATGTATGTAATGATTTACCTCGCCTTGCAGCTCGATTCATTTCCCATTTAGCAACATCTTCGCCAATTGATTCACGCCATTTTTTTAGACCATCAGATTTTCTTATACTTAAAACCGATGTTACTGATGGATAAGATTTACCATCAATATCATAAAATCTAAATCCTTCTACTTTCTTACCTTTTGTATCTGGTAATAATGATGTATTCACATCTGTATGTTTAAATCTCGTTTCAGTCATATTTATACCTTTTCATATTTTATCGTATTATTATATACCAACCACCATTTTTTGTCAATGGTGGTTGGGTTATTATCTATTTGGGATATACAGATGGTCCTTTAACTGATGATTTAGTGAACTCTGGATAAGCATCCAAACCACCTGACTGTCCATCATAATATAGATTTCAAATCTTTAATCTCTAGTTAACTTTAATAACTTTTCTATCTGTGATTTAATTATCGGTGAGCGATTCGGCCAATGAATATATGGTTCATCACTTTTAGATAGGTTATATAGAAAAGGTAAAATTAACTTTTCGATTTCTTTAAATCTCTTTTGTGTTTGCTCATCGGTTTCTGTTTTTGTAATAGTTTCCTTTTCAGCAACCACTTGCATAATTTCGTTCATCATACTTTTGATATCTGAAACATCAGACTTCACCTTAGCAATTTCAATATTACTATTCTCTAATACTGAAGGGTCTATTTTAGGCTCATCAGATTCAGGTTTATCTGTAACAGGAGTAAAACCCCAATCATCATCTAAATCAAATCCTCTGAGAAAATCTGGTATATCGTTACTCATTTATTTTTTTCCTAAATGTTTATTAATTACTTGTTTAGTCTTTATATCTTTGATAGATTTTTTACCGTATCTATCATTCAAGGAACTTGTTGGATGTGCCTCAGCAATTCTAGATAAGTTTTCTTTCCACCCAGCATCCGTTTTCATTTGACCAACGCCTGCAACTATATTTATACCTGCAATAATAGACTTTAAATTAGGATTAGATTTTAAGAAGTCATCCTTCTCCGACATCTTTAATATCTTATCAAAGACTTCTCCTGTTTCTGTGTTCTCAAAAGTGTATGTTGGCATTATATTATTTCTTCTCTTGGTGTTGTATCATTAAAATACTTTTCTAACATTTCAATTTGGTCATCATAATCAGCAATAATAGCTAATTCTTTTTCAATTGTTTCCATAACATCTGGATGTTCTGCAACACCAGCTGTTTTTTGTAAAAGAACCTCTACATTGATTCTGTGTTTTTTTATGTGTCCTTGAGCGTGTGCTATTAACGCTTCAATCATATCTTCTCTAATCATAAGACTATTAACTCCATAACTTTTAGTACACCGTATGATACTATAACAGTAATAGGTATCATTACGATTAATTTAAATATATCTTTAACTTTCATTTTTCACTCCTTTTTGATACCATTCTGGCATTTTTGACGGTGCCTTCCAGGTAGCAAAACTTCTTTTCTTCATTATATAATATTTTCTATAACTTGCTACAGAATCACCATCTACTTTACACTCATCAGGCATAGCAGGTTTTGGTTCTGTTGCAATTCTATTTAGTGGTATATTTTTTGGTGGGTTTGATAATACATCTTTCATCTTTTCAATAGTCAAATGTTTTTTACTATATCGTTTTGTAAATTCATCACCTAGCGCCATCATATGATTATATAACCACTTATAATTGTAAGCACTTTCTAATAACCATATCGTTGAAGGATGTTTTAGCCAACCTGCTTTATATAAAACCTTTTCTAGTTTTTTATCAGGATGTCTCCATCTTTTAATTCTACGGCCATTAGCAGTCTTATCTGTATACTCTGAACCATCATAGAATCTATGCACAGTACTAAGTAACTGTGCAGATTCTACAATCATTTTGCATACATGTTTATCACAGCTCATTTGAGCTGCCTCTATAGGGTCTTTTGATAAGTAGAAGATATTCATACTAGTACTAATATCCAAAATACTGATATAACCGATACCATTATTATGGCCTTAGCCATATCCGGTATCAAATCACATAGTTCTACAAGTTTTTCTATAAAGTCTTTCATAAGTTACCTCAACATAATTTATATATGTGTCCATTATACAGGTATTGGTGGTTATGTCAAGCACTATTTAATCTTTTTTTATGCACTATTTTAGTGCATTATATACAACTAAAGAAATCTTCTATGGTACACGCTTCTTTTAGGGAAGATGGTGTATATTTAATTCTGATGGTAACATTGTAAGTAAATTCTTGAGGATTGATTTCTTCACCGAAATCATCAGTTTGATGAGACAAGTGTCTCGGGTTTTTTTCGGTTTCTAATATTTTAATATTTTTCGATTCATTCAGTTCATTGTACTCTGACTGGTTAAGTTCAAACAACTGTTGTATTTTATGCATGTTATCCTCCGTTTTTATACATTGCTTTTATACTTGTCCTCATTTTGACCCCATTCGTAAATTTGATTTAGTTTCAATCTTACTTCATCGGGATTTAATTTGATTAATTCTTCCTCTGATAAACTTTCTATAAATTTCTTATACTCACGGCTATTCTTCCAGTCTTCTTTATTCTCCGTGATTATCTTCACTAATTTATTTTGATTCTCATTATCTAAATTATTATCCTTTTTAGGTAAATTTTTAGGTAATAAATCTTTTGGTTCATCCTCCTTTTTTGGTTTTCTTAATTGTCGTAATGATATATTTGCCGATATCAGCATTAATACTGCTACAGGGTCAAATACGAATATCAATATAACAATAATTATTCTAACTGCTTTATCAAAATGATTTGCAGCTTCATCACCATATATAAATTCTGCTACATATTTTATAGGACCTAAATCAGCCTCTAGCTTTAATTGTTCTGTCCTAATCTCAGATTTCTTATCTGATAATTCATTAATCTTATTTAAACTTTCTTCTATAGTAGTTTCTAATGATAATCTTTCTTGTTTTTGATTATTTCTTTCTGTAATCGCCCTTTGTGAACTACTACTAAACCAACTTGTTTCTTCAGATTGATTGATGACCAATTCATCCATCTTTTCTAATTGTAATTGTGAACGGTCAATTACCTTCTGTCTTTGTTCTATTTGTTCATCTAAAATCTGTATCTGCAATTTATTGTTGCCTTCAGGAACAACTTGGTCTAAATGTGCCTTGGATAAAAACCCAAATATACCTACTGAAGTTATAAAAATTAAAACTATTACAGATGTTGTTAAGTAATATTTAATTGACTTTGGTAATAATGGATTATTCCAATTATTATATAACCAACTTGCCATTACAAGTTTTGCAATTTCTAATGCACCACCCATTGCATATATAGCCGTTGTGGCACCAGCAAATAAGGCTGCTAATCCTATGATAGAATAACCTGCAGCTATGATAGATAATGATATGCCACTAATAAGGGTAAGTATTGCTAAAAACATACACCTATTTATGCATATTTTCTACCTTATCTATTATTCTAATTACTCTTTCAGCGTAATCTGATGTCTCAGAATACTTATCTAATGTCTTAATTAGTTGTCTAGAATCTAATGGCATATTCATAGTTATCATAGTATCTCTTAAATCTCTAAATTGTTTATATGCACTATGATTATTTAAAAGTCTTATATATTCACCAACTGACTGGCATTTATGTTCAAAACTTCTATACATGACCTTTTTATTTTCTAAAGCATGTACATGAGGTTTTGTTTCATCAAATGATTTTATACCATAGAGGTTGTTAGCTTCACTTGATAATCTAGATGAACCCCAGCCTGTCTCTAGAATAGCTTGAGATACCATCATACTATTCGGTATTCTTCTTGATTCTGGTATCGTTAGATTATGATAATCTATACAGGTTTGTAGACCATTTAAAAATTCAACTTCTGTATTATATTCAAATATAGGATACTTCAGAACATATTGATTAGGAAAAAATGTCCCAATTGTAAATATAGTAAAGGTATAAAAAACACCAATTGTTAAAGTTATTATCCTATCAATTAGATTTGTTATTCGATTCACTAATTAAACCTTTGAGAATTTTATACATTTCTTTATATACAGCGGTATTTCTCCATAAGGTATCACCTGTTTTTTTCTGTTCATTTTTCAATTCTTTTAAAATTTCTTCTAAAACTAGAATTCTATTATTGAAAGGTTTTACTTTTGCCTTTTTATTTTTACTCAAAAGATTGCCTAAAAAATATGGTTTCTTATTTGACAT